GCAGTATTTACTGCTTGCGGGATCGTCGGAATCGCTTCAATAATGCGCTCAGTTAGAGGCTTCGGCTCGACAGGTGGTTGCTCTGTTGGCGCTGGTGTTGTTGCTGCTGGTGGTTCTTTTGTGGGGAGCTTGACCGGCGGTGGTTTAGCGGCAGGAGGGTCGGCAGGCTTAGCCTTCGCGGGCTTCACGGGTTGCGGCTCTACCTCCGGCTCCATCTCCATCGGATTGAAGTGCGGCAGCTCGATAACCGGCACGCCGATCTCGAGTGTTACCGGCGGCGCTTGCGGAATCGCTACCTGAGGGAGATCGACAGACGAGTTAATCTCAGGCACGACTATTTCACGGATCTCCATGAAGTCAGAGCGGTTTGTAGCCGGTCAGTTATGGATCGAAGCTACTAAGCACAGGGAAGGCCCGCCGCTCGTCTACGTCTGCAGATCCGGCAAGTCCTCAATGCTGTTCACCGATCCGCAGGCGCTGTTGAAGTTTGTGCGTTGGCCTAAATCCACACCAACAGGGCAGGCACTACGCGAGTGGCTCGATCACTGGGACGCCCCGGAAGTCGAGCCGCAGGCCGAAACTAAAATGGTGACGTGATCGCAGGGCCAGTCTCGGTCGGCAGTTGCGGCATCTCAGGGATCTCCGGAGCCGGCACCTGCTTGAGGATCGTTTCCGTCAGCTCTAGCTTCATCTCGCTTAGATAAAGCTTCATCATTGACGGAACACGCGTGTAAGCCATCACGCCGATTACAGCGAGGGTCGTTGAGATCGTGAAGCCAAGAACCCCGAGCAGGTTGTAGAGCTTTTGCATGGCTAAAAAAAAAAGCCCCGCCATGCCAGCGAGGCCCCTTCCTGTGTGCTTCTAAATCCTAGCCTCAGAAGCTGAACTTGGCTCCGGTCTTGAAGCCGAGGCCGAAGTCATCGCCGGTGCTAAATGACACCTCGCCGTAGAGAGGACCGCCGCTCACGCCAGCCTTGCCGGTGAACTCGATCTCCTTCTCGCCAGCGTCAGGGAAGACGACAGCAGGGCCTGCTTGCACGTAGGCACCGTTATCGAAGTCATAGCCAACATGACCCTCGAGGATCCCGGAGCCTACGCCGGAATCGAGGCCAACGCCGACATTCAGCTCAGGATTGATGTACCAATCTGCGCGGGCAGAGAGGGGAGCCAAGGCAAGTGCGCCAGCGGCTACACCAAAAACAAGACGCTTGATCATTAGTTGAATTAGCGTTTTCCCTGGCCACGGTATCTCTTCTTGCCCTTTTTTGGGCGTGAGTGCTGACCATTTCCCTGTGTGGTCCGTTTTGGTTTACCGACAACGAATGTTTGACCGTTAAGGGACTTTGCCATCAGTAGCCGTCAGTGGACTCCAGGTTGCGATATTTATTCGCAAGCCCAGTAAACAAACCATGCTGCGGATGACTGATCATGTCGCGACCGTCGAGAAAGAACAACTCCTCAAGCCACAGCGTTCTAGCCGCCATAGCCTGTACGTCCTCCGCACCAGGCTTAGCGGCGATCATCGGATCAGGGCGTTGCATCAGATCACCAGCTAGAAGGTTTGCCAGATGCCTGAGTCGGCGTGATCTGCTCAGTAATCCGTGCAGCAAGCCGATCCTGAATCTCAGTGACCTTTTCAGCGCCACCGAGTTTGGCCTGCACAGCAGCCACAATGTCAGCCTCAGTCAGATCCTCGAAGTCCGCCAAGGTGTTAGGACGATCAAGGCCGATGCTGCCGTAAGCGCCTGAGTTGTAGGCGTTGCCGTCAGAGTCAACCTGATCGCTGATTGCGGTCACGGTGTAGTGAGCCGTATGGGCAAAACCGTCACTAAGATTACGGTTCAGATCAGCGATCTTCCAGACGTAGGTGTTAGCCATGATGAAGTGAAGTCAGAGCAAGTTTACTTAGCCAGCCTCAAGAGCTGCAACTTTGGCTTCAAGGGTTTCAATCCGACCCATCGCCTCTTGAAGTGCTTTAACGGCTTTCATGTAAAGCACGGAGTAGTTGACCGTTTTCAAGCCTTCTTCGCCGTCTTTTACCAGACCTGGCGAGACTTCTTCGACCTGCTGTGCGATGACACCAAGTTGCTTGTGGGTTTGATGTCCGGTTTCTTCCTTGAAGTTGTAATTGACGACTTCAATGTCTTTGATGTTGTCCCATTGGCTAGATGCCGGGACGATGTTCTCCTTCAAGTTAATGTCGGAGATGGCGGTGTAGGAATTATTGGTGTTCGTAACATCACCGTTAGCAAAGACATTAAAGGAAATAGTTCCAGTAGCAAATGACCCTGCTGTCGCACCAAATCTGCCACGAAAAATAGTATTCAGAGACGACGAGGCTGCAGTGATGCCCATCTCAATACCATGATTGGTGGATGTACTCGCTTGGAAGCCATTTTTATCAATCCTCATCCGCTCCGTTGGTGTTGTTGCACCAGAAGCGGTTGTTTTTACTACGAACCTGCCAGGCGTGCTTGAACCACTTGGCGTATCATCACAATTAAATCCAATATCACCAAACTCTAGTCCGGCGCTATCTGAAAAAGTTATGACGCCTGCAGAATTACCAGAACTCATAGAAGCTGCACCGGCTCCGCGAGCAAGGTTAATTATTCCTGCGCTTGTCGATCCAGTTGTATCGCCACGCAAAACCAATTTTGCGTATTGAGCAAGCGAACCAGAACCTGCTGCAGACGATGCTCCTACCAACAACCGCCCCGATGAGTCCAGGCGCATCTTCTCGTCAGTACTGAGACTGACAGAACCAGTGTCTGCACCATCTAATGCAAATACAAGATCGCTGGCTCCATAGTTGCCAACATCAACAGCAGCAATAGCAACTTTCTTACGGTTGCCACTATCATTGCTAAAAATTAAAGACGCATTGTTGCCAGTTCCATTGTTTTGATTGTTAATAAACAATCCTTCTGGGGTTGAACTGTTATTGCTAGTAAATTTTTGATGGATAAAGCCCGAGCTGTCGATTTGCATCCGCTCGGTCGGGCTGCTTGCACCGTCAGCTGTGGTGCTGAATACAAGGCGAGTTGGTTTGTCATCGTTGGCGTGAGTGCCATCGGCAGCTGCAGCAATCTCTGCACATTGTTGATAAGAGCCGCCGTCATTTCCAAAAAACTTTATAGAGCCAAGAGCATTTCCTGCACTGATCGTTGAGTCGTCTCGTCCAAGGCTTAAAACAGCGGTTCCTGTGTCTACTATTTCTAAACTTGGAGAATTGCTAGTATTGATTGCACTAGACGTCCCCACGAGGAGCCTGCCACTTGAATCAATAACTACAGCGTCGGAGGCGTTCGTCCTAAAGGTAAGGCTGTCATTTGAGTGGCTATATTTAATCTGGCCGATATTATCGTCAGCAGCATCACCAAAGAAAATATCACCCCTGCCGTCGTTTGGGCTAAGTATGCCCAATCCACCAGAAGTTGTAGTTGATGTGAGTGTAAGTTGTGTATCAGAAGTTAATGCGCTGTTGCCGCCAATAACTACCGCATTATTTCCTGCATCGACAAACAGCATGTGAGTGTTGCCGTTTGACTCCACGCGGAAGTCAACATCATTGCTGGGGTCGTTGAACACAACCTCAGAGTCGCCAATCTCAAGGCGCTCTGCACCGCCAGTTGCAAAACCAATCTGATCAGCAGCAGGGCTGAAGATGCCAGTGTTTACGTCGTCAGCAAATGCAAGGCCAGGCGTTGAGGCACTGCCGTCCTCAATCAGCATCGTGCCGTCAAGCTCACGAAGCGTAATCCATGCGTTGTTTGCCGAATTACGGATCTTGAGGACGTTGGCGTTAGTGTCAGCCCACCATTGATATGCGTAGGTCGTCCCAGGCTCAGAGCTGCCGCTGTTGTTGCTAACGATTGCCGCTAGGGCATTGTTCAAATCAGAACGGACAGCCGCACCCGTGCCGTTTGCAATCACATAATCGTGGGTTGCCATGACCTAGCCCGCTGCGGACAACATTCCCTGCATATTAAACGGCCCTGCCAAAACCCACAGCCGTGTAAGTGAAGTTGCGGTTTACGTTGCTGCCGCCCGAATCCAGCACGTCAACATCAAAGCCTGTCGCCGTTACGTTGCTGACGTTGACCCGCTCACCATTGCCTAGGTTCTGCACCGTGATGCCGATACTGGGCAGGAAGTTATTAGAGCCACCTAACGCCGAAGTGCCAACAAAGAAGGCATTGGCAAACGTCACCGACTTAGTGCTTGTGCCTGATGCTGTGGGCTGCCCAGTCTCTTCCCTGCGCTGGAACGACGCTTCATACCCCAACTGATCGATCAAAATGTTTTGAGCAATGTCACTGCTCTCCAGTTCTGCTTTGAATTGGAACCCACGCCCCCTGAACGTTCCAGCCACAAACTCCTTCCAGTCTGAATAAGTAGGAGACCCTGAGGGGTCGGTTTGCGTCCTCCGCATATACAACTTGGCGTTCACTGCATCAGCTTCTGTGCCATCAAAGTCATTCCAAGTGTCAACATTCGCTGTGCGGGCATCAACAGTGTCATTTGGGAAGAAAGCCCTGGTTACAAACCGCCGCTTAAGATCAAGCGAGAAAACGGCACCTAAATCAAGAGTGCTGTTGAACTGATACTCGGCAGAGCTAAGAACGTCACCCAAGAAATCGAAAGACGTGATGGCATCAACGTCTGCCTCATCATCAATGTTGTCGTCACCGTCAATAATCAGCGCATCAAGGTCGTCGCTGTAGAAGCAGTCAGTTTTTGTGCCCTGAAACGGCGGAGTGTCTTGGTCCTCTCTACGAGTTTGGATTGTTAGTTCACCAAGCGCATCTGGGAAGTCCACTAACACGCTGGTGGCGTTCGTGCTCTTGTTCCCTAGCTCGTCCTCAAACTTGACAAGGATCTCGCCTTCAACCAAAGGTACGATTGCTTCAGTTGAGTTGCCCGCAACAGCAGCGATCAGATCAACAGAGTTAGGCCACGTTGCCGATCCATCAGTCAGGTTGCTGTGCTTGATGTGAACAAGACCATTTACCTTTACATCAAGGTCAACAGTTTGATCCCAACGCAGACGAGCACTGTTGGCGCTAATCGGTTCAATCGACAGATTCTGCACATCAGCAGGCACTGCCGTTTTGCCGACAAGCGTGAACGTTGCTGTCGAAATGGTGCTTTGCTTGCCCAGATAATTTCGGGCCAATACCTGCACGCTTAACGTTCCAGCACGCAATGCCCGCAGCGTAATCGACGGACTGTTGGTGTTTAAGGTCGTGAAATTGTCGTTGTCTATTTTGTACTTAACAAGAAAATCATTAGTGTTAATCCGATCGTGACTCCAGCTGAAGTCAAAGCCGGTGTGAACCGTTTGGCCCTCTTGATACAAGAATTCAGTGCCTGTAAGACCTTCTGGAGCGGCAGGCGTTCCAGAAAGGTTAGTTATGTCTCGCGTCGTCAGCGAAACGTCTTGCTCAATCGCCGCATAGATTGATTCGTTGTAGGCGATTGCGCTGACGCCATAGACCCCATCGCCGGACTCTGCTACCGACAACACACGGAACTTCTGAACCTGAATATCAGTGGTGTCGATCAGATAAACGGCTGCTGCGTTAGGTGCTTCGCTAAAAGCCTCATCAACAGTAATCTCAGCGCCTGAAATGCTGGAGATCGTCTTAGTTTCAACTAAGCCCGTCGGCAACAAAACTGAAAGCGTTGGGCTCGCCGTAAGACTCACCGACAAATCGGTGTCGCTATCAATCGTGACAACAGTTGTCGTTGCCGAGCTGACTCGTCCGCTCCTGCGCGTTCCGCCTCGCAACGGGTCGGCAATGTCAACAACCATCCCAGGGCGGAGAATAATGCCGCTTTCGATCGCAACCGCAAACTCACACGTTTCCGTGAGGTTCTGCTCTGACAACAGCGTCCACTTACCTAGGCGATGAGCTTGACCTTGACTGTAACAACCAATGGCCTTGATCTCTTTTTTGATAATGCCGTATTTAGCAACCGCGGCATGATCCTCGACATATTCATACTCAACATCTCCACGGGTGTCGTATGACTGCCAGGCGACAACAGCAACAGTGTGCCGTGATTTTTGCGACGAACCTGAATAAGAGAACCTTCCATCAACAACGTTCGACGGGCCAAGCAGATACTGTGCATCAGTTGGCTTGTCCTGCAGCAGCACTAACGATCCAGAGCCGTAATACGCGATGCCACGGAAAATAGCAGTTAGCTGCTGAATAACGTTGTAAACCTCATCCCTGCTGTTGATAAGCATGTTGAGGCTGAAGCGTGGCTCCTGACCGCCTTTGCCGTCGTCTACGAGACTCGCGCAATACTGAGAGATCGCGAAAAAGTCATAGCGATCAAGCGTATCTTCCGGAACACCGGCCCCATATCGATCGTTAATCAGTAAGTCATAGAGACACCAGGCAGGGTCATTCGTCCAGGTCGCTGCTTGAAAGGTTCCATCCCAGACGCCCGAATAAGTGATCCTGCCAAGATGCGTTGTTGTGTCTACCGTCGCATTGCTTGGAATCTTGACCTTGATCCCGCGAATAAGATATTTGCGAGACGGGATGCTGCCGAACTGCCGAGAATCAAACCGCAGTCCGACGAGTGCAGAGTTCGGGTAACGGAACTTCTCATCGATAATCTCGGTGTAGGCCTGAAAAAATGTTGAGCTAGCGCGGCGTGTGCTGGTTTCGTCTGCGCTGACGCGAACCATCCGAATGTCAACGGGAAAAGCACCGCTAAGCGTGATCATGTAGTCACGCTGATACTTTGCGCTGCTCTTGCCGCTGATCGTGTCTGAAATTACGTCGTTGAAACCACCGCCGTTGTATTGCACCTGAATCTTGATGCTGACGGTATGGCCGGTGATGTCGCCGTCATCCTCAACAATGCGAAGCGATGGAATCGTCAGAGTGACACGGACACGATC